CGGTAAGAGCTTTTACAAAATTTTTAAAAAAACCCATCAGCCGCCCCAGATCACTTCTTTGTCCTGAAGCTCTGCGACGAAATCGAGGCCGCGATCATCAGGGAAATCTAGTTTTTGATCTTGGCTAGTATAACGACGCACGCGGCTGCGCTCTAGGTCGATTAACCTGTGTTCGGCTGTGATTGTGATCTGCGCGGTCGCGCCGTTATCTTCAACGGTCATCAAATCCATTCGACCGGAGAACGCCTTGATCGGATCGGCAATCACGGCACCGGCGTCAGACAAAACGCCGACGTAAAGGTTGCACGCACGACCCTGATAGTCCTCCGTCAAAGCTGACGCAACAAGGGCGGTATCAAGGCCGGACAGCGTGATGGTGATCCCGTTGGCCGCGACGTCAGCCGTTTCGGTGATACCGGAAACGCCCAAGATATCGCCGCCTGACAGAAAGTCGTTGCCATCGACTTGAATAGTCCCGTACCCGGTCCAAAGCCTGACCGTGCCTTCATCGAAAGCAAGCTCGACAGCAAAAAACGGCGACAGTTCGGTCGCCGTGAATTCGTTGTTGACTGCGGTGGTGACCGTTCTCGTCATAGCGCTTCCACCGCGCCGAAGCTCATCGAATAAAATCCGGCGTTGCTGATAGACCAATCTGTGCCGCTGGTCGCAAGTCGGAACAGGCCACGCGCATTTGACACAACGACGGTGGCATTGTCTGCCGGTGACGATCGAAGGTCAGGCCAGATCGTCAAGGATGCTTCGCCGCTTGCGTTGCTATCGGCATCGTCCAGAACCTTGTAAAGCTGTGACGTGGCAGCAGACCCAAGCTGGATGTAATCACCGGCCTTCAAATATCCGGTCGCGCTTGCAGGCAGTCCGTCGATGTTCAGCGTGTCGCCGGTCTGCGATGCGCCGTTGACCAACGGCGTGCCCGGTGCTGACGAGGCTGAACCGCGCGGGGTCGAGGCGTTGGGGTCGCCGATCAGAAAGGTCCCATAAGAACCATATAGCTTCATCAAGAAGGTGATCCAGCTTTCCGCGTCGGCGCGCTCCATCGGAACCAGCGAAATGTCGGCTTCCCACCGCGAACCCTGATTGCGCTGCACCTGTTGCGCAAAGGTGAACGGCGACGCGGTCGCCGCTGTCGCATCGCGTGCGATTAATGTGACGCCGCTGATCCCGGTGGTGGGTGGGTTTATCGGATAGGTGATTGCCATAACTTACCCCAACGCCGCCGCATATGAACCGCCCCGACGCTTAGCATCGAGGACAGCGCCCTTCGCCGCATCGGCGATTTGTGGCAGCATGTTCATCACTTCGGCGCGCACCGTTTGGCTGACGCCCGTTGTCAGGTTGATCGTCTGGTTGACGACAACGCCGCCGCCGCCGAGACGATTGTTCGGGATGATCCCCCCATTGCTGCCCGGAATGAAAAGTTCGGGGCCACGCTCCCCGACGATCGTGGGCTTGCCAGCACTGACCGATCCGCCGATGGCATTCTTGTCCGGGGTCAGGCCCATCGATTGCGCAAGCGGGATCGTGATCGCCTGCCTGATTTGCATTCGCATCAGATCAGCCAGAACCGAGCGCGCCATATCGCTGAAGGCTTGGCTTAATGTTTTGGTCTGCGTGCCGACATCGACTAGCGCGTCCTCTAGGGATCGAACGCCGCGCATCGTTACATCTTCAAGGCTGATCCGCATCGAGGCGAAGGCATCGATGACCGGCCTGACATCCGACGGAATATCTTGAAACACATACTTCAAGCCGTTCAGGTTTCTGACTGCTTCGCCGGTCTTCCCGGCGCTATCGCCAACATCGTCGATGCCGGTTTTTGCGTTCTTTAACGGGACCAGAAGATTGTCAAAGAAGTCACTTAGATCAAGGGTGATTTTGCCTAGCCTAAGAAATTCGTCGGTTGTTTTTTCTGACTTGCGTGCGGCCTCTCTAAGCAGCGCCGAAAGCTGATTAGTGATGGCGATGCTTCCATTGTTACGGCCTATTTCATCCAGAGCGTCAGCAAGGGCGAGAAGCTCTTTTGTGCTGCGCGCGCCACCGTTCGCAAGATCAGCCATCTCAACGGCAACCTCGTCCATCAAAGTCCTAATGTTGCCCGTCGCGGTTTTTGTGGCTTCGTCAAAATTTTCAAAAGCATTTATGACCTTTTGAACTTGTGCCTCGACCTCTTCAGCGGCAATCGAGTTCGACAACGCCATTTTGATATCGTTGAAAAAGCTCAGAACACTGTTAAATCGCGTGATGACCGTGTTCGCAAATTCTATGACAGCCTTCGACATAGCTTTCAGGAACTCGATCACGTTGATCGCCATCGCCTGACCAAACTTTTCAACGCTGCCGAAATCATTCTGGATTTTGTTGATCAGTGCGTCGCGCGCTTGATCTGCTACAGCTTGAAACGCCGGGGCCAGCGCTGCGGTCAGGGTGTCGGTGACGCCTTTGACAACCGAGAAAAGGCGGGTGAACGCATCGTTTGCCTCTTCGACGCCTTGCGCCGCTGACGTGCTTAGGATCAGGCCAAAGGTCTCGGCCTCTTTTGATATCTTCGCAAGCTCCCGGCCGCCATCTTCCAGCACCAGCAGCAGTTCAGAAGCGCGGCCGCCGAATAGTTCCTGCGCAATGGACGACCGCACGGCACTATTTTCAACCTCGTCTAGCCGCTTCGCGACCAATTCCAGCACCTTGAACTGATCGCCCATCACGGCATTGATATCATCAGCGGTGATATTCAAAGCCTCGAAGGCGTCGGCAGCCTCGCCGGTGCCATCTCTCGCGAAATCGACCATTCCCTTGTTTAGGGTGCGAACGCCGCGCGTTAGGGTTCTTAACTCAATATTTGACAGGGCTGCCGCAAGCTCTAGTTTTCGCAAATCCTCGACAGAGATGCCGAGGGTGCGGGACAGCTTGCTGATCGTGTCGATGCCATCGAGGGAATTCTTCACAAGCAGACCAAGGCCACCGACACCAAAGGCAGCGGCGAGACCGGTCTTGAAGTTGAGAAGGGATTTCCTGACGGCGTTAAGGCTTCGCGTTACACTAGCGAATGCCTTTTTTGTGCGGTCGATGGCCGTGATCGGGATTTTGATTGGTTGCACTGCGGCCATCTTCCACCACCTTGAAATAAGCGAACCATTCGTTGATCTCGGAAATCGTTAGCTCCTCGATCTCTGGCTGGGTCTTGTGAAGGCGATCCGCTAAGGCTAACAGGTTAAACCGAAACGGATCGTCCTTTAGTTTTTTTCCGCGTCCTCTACCCCCTCGACATCGCCAAACATCTGGGCGGCGATTGACGAGATAAGGGGCAAAGGCTCATCCATCAGGTGCGTCTTGTCCGCAACGCTGAAAAGACGGTTCCCGTCAGCGTCGCCTGCCTTGAGAATGATCAGATCAACCATTCCGTCGATGGTCATGTCATTCAGAAAATTGCGATGCTTTTTCTGAATTTTGTTCATGTCACCCGCCGTTAGCGGATAGATATGAACAAGCAAGGGCGCGCCATCTTCGCCCCACTCTTCGACTTCAATGACGCGCGCTTCCTTCTGCCGACGGGCGGCGATCTTCTGACCTAATGACATCCTTAGACGGTGCCCTCAGTCAGTCCGCCGCTGATCTGCATCGTGAACGTCGCGCCCACAATTTCACCAGCGTCAACGATCAGATCGCGCCCGGTGACGATGCCGGTGCCGGACAGCTTATGATCGCCGGACGTGTTACCTTCCATTTGAAGGTTCACGGTAACGCTGGCACCGGGGTCCATTGCGCCCTGACCAGTCGAGTCGGTGTCATCGAAATAGCATTCGATCGTCGCGGTTGCGTCCTTAAAGCTGGCCTTATAGGTGCGCGCCGCGTCACCCATCGCCGTGTCTTCAATCACTGCCGCAGTTTCGTTGACGGTGAAGTTGCGGATTTCTGCGACGGCATTCGAGCCTATCAGGACCGTGCCATCATTGCCTGAAAATGTTGCCATCGTTTTGTCTCCTTTTACGCGGCAGTTTCGACATCGTTTTCGAGGGTCCGATATCGAACCTCGACATTGAAGCGACCAACAGCGACGGGCTGTTCACCGTCACCAGAAAAATCGACTTCGAAGGCTGTGACCTGCGCGTCCTTTGAAAGACCGCCGAAAGTCACGTCCGCCGCTAAAGCCTCTTCGACTTGAACGGCGATAGTGTCAAGCGTGTTATCATAGTTCGACGTCGCCGAAACATATGCTTCCACATTGACAACTAGGTTGCGATCGATTGATCGCGGTTTTCTTAATGTATCAAACTCGACGGCTTCTGACCGCGTAAAAATACATAAACCCGGCAGCTTCGTGGTTTCCAGCGGATAAATCCGCGACCTGAAAACATTGCTCCCGGTAGTCGTCAAGCCCGTCAAGGCGGTCACGATCGCATCGCGAATTTGCTTGCGAACGTGCGCCATCAATCTTTCTCCAGCACCAGCATCGTCATTCCGGTGCCGTCATCCTGCACAATGCGGATGGTGTAGTTTACTCCACCGACGACCAGCGCATCGCCTTCAGCGGCGCTTGAAACGTCAGCCGTGCGGCAATGAAAGCGGGGCTGCTGCAAAGCAACAGCCACCGCACCACCGGCATCGACCTCGATGAAGTCATTGTCGAAAATGCCGTTGATCGTGGACGCCGACCCACCGCTGGGGGTGTATGTCCCGGCGCTGCCAAAATCATCGACGTCAACAAAGATTGCACGATCAGAGGCGCTTTCGACGGCCATCGTTTACTCGTCCTCTGGGGTCTCGATCTCGGCAGCGTCAGCGGCGCGATTTTCAAGTTCCTTTTTCGGACGACCGGCCTTTTTCTTGACGGCCTCGGCATACCCGCGCGCGATCAGCTTTTCAGCGATCCGATCATCCAGATCATGCGTCTCACCCGCGTGCATGTTGCCGCGCTGCCCCGTGAAACACTTTTTCAGGATTTTGATTTCCATATTCAGAACTCCCTTGTGAAAGAAAGTGACGGGGCCGAAGCCCCGTCACGCTAGGTTAGGCGGTCGAAACTTCGTTCGTTACTGCGAAGCTGACTGCGTTGCGGACGCCCACATCAAGCTCGGCGTGCAGGACAAGGCGAACGCTGCCTGCGCGGGAGTTGGTGTACGGGTCAACAAGGATCGAAGGCGCACCGAATTGCGCGATCATTAGCTGGCTGAAGTCACCGAAGACAACGGCCGACGCATCCGTTCCACCGTCACCGGGGTTCAGGTTGTTCGGGACGTTGCTGGTGAACTCGATCGGGTAACCATAAAGCTGGTTCCACGGATCGTTCAGGATCATCACGCTATCGGTCGAAGACACCTTCGCGGTCTGGGCCAGTGCGGCCTTGACGTTCGGGTTTGACAGGAAGCCAGCAGCGTTCTGATTGACGATGCCGTTGTCTTCCTCGACAAGCTCGACGAGATTGATCACGTCTGCCCACGTCATGCTATCGACATCGGTTCCCGACGAGATATCAAGATCGTTGATGCCGGACGTGTTCAGAATGCCGGTCGGCTGACCGCTAGAGCCAGAGCCTTGGATGGCGTAGAATTCCATCCGATCAGCAGCAGACGCCAGAAGGTCGTTGCGGATGATTTGCTCGATCGCCGGAACGCTTTCAAGCATCAGCAGGCGGGACATATCGACAAACGCGCCCATAGTGCGCGGCTGAAGGGTCACACCGCCGTCGGTGCCAGCACCGTCAGCAACATCGCCAAGCTCTTCGACGAACGCCGCATTTGCGCCGGTTGCCAGCTTCGGCATCTTGATCCGGCTGGTCAGACCAGTCAGATAGGTGGTGCCGAGGTTCGACAGAACCTGACGCGCGCGAAGCGCTTCGATGAACATATCACCGCGATGAACCGTCGGAACGAAATCGTCAAAAACGACCTCGGAACCCGTCGCGCCGGTTGCACCGGTTGCAAGCGGTCCACGCTGCTGCCACGCGAAATCAGGCACATAGATGCCCTCGGCTTCGCGGCCAACGCGACGAGCGATTTCATCGTTCATCTCGCGTTCAAAACCGGCGTTGCGCCAGTCACCGCTGATTTGCGCCTGAACCATACGGCCAAGCGAATACTCGCGCTTCTCTTTTACCGGTGCGTCAATGACGTTGACCGGCGTATCGAGGGGCTGGTTTTCGAGAGCTTGCAGCAGTTCGCCGCGAAACTCATCAACGGAAACGCCGCGACCGATGGCTTCTTCGCCAAGATCAGCGCGGTTGTGCTTCCGGGCCAAAGACATGATCTCTTTGGCACTTTTTTGGGCGGCTTTAGCAGCTTCCTGCCTTACCGCTTCCAGATCGACCTCAGACATATCATCATTCCTTTCTGTGGTCTTAGGGGTTGCAGACAAGGGTTCGGAACTCGACCGCCCAACGCCGACCAGACTTGACTGATCCGCCGGGATTGAAACGATGCTGATTTCCATTGGTGTGGTGCGAACTCGGACAGTGTCCTCGTGATCGCCTTCTCTCTCGATCCGGCCATCCACACGATAACCGACCGAGATGTTTTGCCGAATACCATCGGCAACATCGTCGAACACCTCCGAAGCGCGCTCACCTTTTCCAAAGCGAACGACAGCGCGCAGACGACGCGCATCTTCATCAAGTTCGACAGATTGAACAACGCCGATCTGGCGCTCCATATCGTGATCAAGCAGCAAGGGCGCGCGACCAGAATTCAAGAAATCGAGGTTCATGCTTTCACGGCTGTGGTCGATGACCTCCATTCCGAAGTTACGCTTGACCGGCTCCTCGGACGAAACGCCGACGCGCACCGTGCGATCATCAGCATTGATTGCTTTTTCGTCCATCTCATGCGCACGCATAACAAGGTCAGCGCGATCAATGCGTTCCTTTTCCTCGTCATCGTGATAGGGGCGCTCGTCCATTTCTTTGTCGTCGCCGCTTTCCTCGATCTCGGTCATCGCTTTGCCGAAGGTGATGATATAAGCATCATCGGTCTCTTCGACGTTTTGAATATGGCGCTCTTCCACGTCATCACCTCTTTCGGCTTCAGTTTTCATCGGGTGACCTTCAGGCAGAAGGTCGGTGTCATGTTTGCCACTGCGAAATTTACCATTTCTTACAGCATAAAGAAAGCTGTTGACCCTCGCCATCGCCCATTGCTCTGGGGTGCTGACGCTGGGGCGCACGCTTGCGGGGTTCGTTTTGAAAGCCCCTATGCCGCGTTTATAGACGGCAGCAAGCATTCGAAGGGTCACACGTTTGGACTTTGCCGACCCGTGTTCTTCGTTGTGTTCTTCGACCTTGTTCTTCAGCCCGGTCAGCGTCGCGTCAGAAAATTCGTCTTCCAGCGCGCGGCTGCCGTCTTCGTCGATGCCATCCATAATCCGATCTTTTTCTTCAGCCCACGCTTTGCCGCTGTCACCCGACCACAAAGCCCACGCAATGCGGCCAGCGGACGGGTAACCATCCTCGCCGGGGGAGAAACCTTCCGCTTGCTTATCGACTTCATGCCGCGCGAAAAAGCTGACCATCCTGCGGACAGTGCGCGGCGACAGTTCTTCCCGATTGACGATCTGACGCGCACGGGCCACGCCGACCGCAGTGCCGCCGCGACCGTGTTCTTTGCGCCAATCAAGGCCGCGTTGAGCTTCTTCAGCCATTGTCTCGGTCGGTCGAAGGTCAATCTCTTCACCCTTGTAAGTCGCCATCATCGCCACCTTCCACAATTGCATCGACCGGGAACTTCTGACCAAACGGCTCAAAGGCCATCGAAAGGCCAAACTGCTGGGCCATCTCTTTATCACGCGCAATCTGTGCGAATGTTTCTTCGACGTCTCGGCCGTAATTGGCAGCGACGTCTTGCATCGAGACAACGCCGTTCTGCAATCCGACGACAGCGGCGTTGATCTCTTTTAGCGGATCGACCCAATTCCAGCCACGGCCACGAAAATGCGCGTTGTCGCTAAACTTGTCATATTTGCCAGAAGGCAGCGGAATGTCGCCGAAATCCATCGCGCTAGACAGCCAAGCGCGAAAAACCGGCTCGACAAAATGCTCGATCATAAACATATGCAGCGCCCGATACCCGTCACGCTCGTCAAGCGCGCCCTGCCTGATCGACGAATAATTCACCGACGACAGATCGTTCGAAATGCTTGCATAGCTGACGTTCAGGCCGCTGGATATGCCGCGAAGCATAGCGCTTTCGAACTCCGCATATCCCGTGTTCGGGTGGTTCGGGTCAAACATCTTCATGTCGTAACCCGGCCCAAGCTGCTGGAAGCTGCCGGGTTCCACATCGATCACCGGCTGATATTCGTTCTCATATCCCTCGCCGACGAAATCATCGCCTGACGGGCTGGTGATGATGCCCATCTTGCTGGCACCCACACGGGCGGCAATCACTTCGGCTTCACGATATGCGTGCAGCATCTTCAGCGCCGACATCGCGGCAACCATAAACGGCTCTCCGCGCGTTTGATGCGTGCGGTTTGGCATGTAAACGTGGATGATCTCGTCGGCCGGAATGCGAACAGACTTGCGGCTTTCGAGGTTGTAGTAGTAGGCATCGCCGGGGTGGCTGGTCAGAACATGATAAGCAACCGGGCGCTGCGAACGATCAAGCTCGACGCCCATCCTGATCTGGTTGCCGTTCTGCGTTTTTTCGTTTTTCTTGTCATCGATCAAATCGGCTTCGAGAAACTGAAGCGCAAAGCCGTCGCGATATTTGGGGCCGGTCAGCTTGCGAATAAAAACCTCGCCATCCCGCGCTAGGGTTTCGACGACAAGTCGCTGGCAGTCATACCAAGAAAGCCGACCGTCTGCCGTTGGGCTGCCGAGACGACCCCAACGCTTCCACGCATTTTCGATGATGGTGTTACCTGCACCGTCAAGGCTGCCGTCGTCGTTTCTTGCCTTGATCTGAAGCTGAAAGCCGTGATCCCCCACTACGTTGGTCTTCAAAAGGTTCATATACCGACGGGCAAATTCGTTGTCCCTGACAAGCTCCCGGCTGCGGTTGCGCATCACTTCCAGCGTGAAACGAAGCTCACTGTCTGCGCTGTTGCCGGATTGCGTGAAGTCACCAAAAAGGCGACCCACTCGGGCCGCTTGATAGGTGCGCTTGCGCAGTGTTTTTGTCGGTGCTTCTTCGCGCTTCAAAAAGTCAAAAAGGCCCATCGCTAAAACCTAACCTTGATCGTCCCGCCGTGTGCGCGACCGTTGCGGACGTGATCGATCCTGTGTTCCTTTATCACCTCTTGCCGGTAATAATCGCGCCACTCGACAAGCTCGTTCGGCGGGATTTTGGAAAGCGATCGACCGTTGATCGAATAGGACAGAACGTCGGCATCAGCGCGCCCTTGCAGAACGGTTTCGATTTTATCAAGCATGATCTCCGCGTGACTGCGCGGATCGACGTTATTGTCGAGATCGGTGATGATATCCCACGAGCCGGTCTGCGTGACGATGCGCTCACTGTCAGACGTGCGCGTGATTTCAAGCTGCCAATGATGATGACCTAGATCGAAGCTGTCAGACGCGACGCTGGTGATCGTGAACAGATAGTCGTTGTCATCGGCGGTGCCCGTTACCTGAAACTCATGTGAGCCACCAGCAGACGATATTCTGCTAACATATTTCACAGAGTATTCTGTCGAGGGGTAATCTTTGCCGATGTTGGTCTTGCGCCACGTCGCTCGATCACCCCTGACAATGACGTCGGGTTCGATCGTCGGCGCGTTGTCAGTGTCGAAAAGATTAGCCATCAACGCCACCCGTTCACAAAATCATTGCGCCGCTGCGGCCGGGGGATTGGCTGCGGCTTTTGTTCGTCCTTTTCGGGAGCGTGCGGCATTCTTTTGACCCGGTCCGCCAGCGTGTCCAGATTAAGGTTCAAAATCGCCAGCGCCCCTGTCGCGTACACTCTGCAATCAAGGGCTTCGTTCCGGGTTCGGGTCTTTACAAACTCGCGGCGTGGGAAGCCCTTGTGATATCGGGTCACGATTTTTTCCGATGATGCAAGCTGACGAAAATATTCATCAGGCCGATCATTTGGAAAATGACAAAAACCCGGACCTTCAGATTGTATCCTAAGACGCGAAAAAATCAATTCTTTGATATTGTCAACGCCGAGCGTGAACAATCTGATCTTGCCGATGTTGTTTCGCGTTGGTCGTGACACGATCGGGCGGCTCTCACCGGCCATTCCCTTGATGGCAAAAATGCGGCGGCCCTCGCGCGGCCTGACGAAGTCATAGACGGCTTTTGTGTAGTGTCCGCCACTGTCCACGCATGTCGCGCGTGGTTGCAGCACCCGGCCGTCTGCGGTCTCGTATTTGGTCAACAAGACCGCTTCCAAATCCTGCCAAAGCTGTGGCGTCGAGGGGTCGCCGTATAGCGTGCGATAATCGATCGACCAGCTTTCTTCTGACCTGCCCCAGCCCACGGTCTCGATCTCGATGCGGTCGTCCTGCACGTCAGCGCCGCAGGTGATGACAACGACCCCCTCGTCAACCTTGGGGCCAAATTCTTCGGCACGCTGCGCGACGTCGTAATCGTCAACGGTCTCGCCTTGATCGGTCCAGCTTTCGGCGAGATAGGTGTTCGTCCAGACGCGCAAGGTCTCCGGCATTTTTTTGGCCGATAGGAAATCACGAACCGCGTCGGCAAGCGGGGTCCACGGGCTGTAAATGCCATTGATATGAAAGCCTGCTGTGCCGGTGAATTCTTCGGTCGCCTGCCATTTGCCTTTCCGCACGGCGCGGCTGCGTTGCGCATCACCCCACACTGACCCGCATTCTTCGCACACATAAGCCGCCGTCTCTGGCCGGTCTTTCTCCCATCGCACCTGTTGCCAGCGCAAAGTCTGTTCGTGCCCACAATCTTCACAAGGCACATAATATTTGCGCTGATCGCTTTCCTCAAAAGATGCCTCGATGCGGGACGCGCCCTTGTTGGTCGGCGTTGAAACGATGACGATCTTGCGGTTCCAGAACGTCGCCGATCGTTTGCGCGCAAGCTGGATCGGGTCGCCCTCCGTCCCGGCGCTGGCAGGGTATCGATCGACCTCGTCGCATAGAACCACCCGGATCGGACGCGACGCCAAGCCTGCGGGACTGTTAGAGCCTGCGAGGCTTATGTGGCCGCCGGGGAAAACCTTGTGCGTTGTGGTATTGTTTGCATCCCGGCTTCGGGGGTCTTTGACCTTGCCGCGAAGCTGTGGCGTGTCCCGCAACATCGGCGACAGACGGTCCTTCGAGAAGGACTGTGCCATCTCCATCGTCGGCTGTATGCAAAGGATAGGGCTGGGGTCGTGCGCGATGTGATACCCGATCACGTTCAGTAGCATCTCGGTCTTGCCGACCTGCGCGCCTGCCATCACGACGACGTCACGGTTCTTCGGGTCGTTGATCGCGTCCATAATGCCGCGCTGATACTCGGCGCGCGCTGTGTGCCACTTGCCAGCCTCGGCGCTACTCTCCGAGGACAGACGCCTTTCGAGGTCTGCCCACTCGGCGACGCTTAGGCGGGGCGGCGGTTTCAGCACCTTCATCGCTTCCGCGATCACGTTGTTCAGTGCGTCCCGCGTGTTCGTCTGGTCTATATGCTGAAAGTTCATCTAGTGCCTCGGTTATTTGTCCCTGCAATATTGACTGCACCACCCCGATCTCTGTCTCGACCGCGCACATAGGCGCGCAGATGGTCGGCAGGGCGGTCAGCTTCGCCTTCATCGCCGACAGCACGTCAGCCCACGCCGCTTTGACATCTTCGGAAGACACAAGCTCCCGCTGGGCTTTCAACAGTTCAAGCTCCGCAAGCGTTGCGTCAGCTTCCATTTTACGCGCCCGTGCGGCGTTATAATCTGGATCGGAAATCGGGGGCCGACCCATCTTTTTCTTTGGTTCTGTCATGTCTCGACTTTGTTGCAAAATTGTCACACTAGCCAAATGCCGCGATCCGCAATGACCA